GCCATTAGACTTATATTCTAGTTCAAAATGATCTAGTAGTTCTTCTATGTGATCACATAAGTCATCACATAAAACCTTTAACTTAAACTGATCATTCAAACGGGATTCTGTCATCGTCGTTGTCATCAATTACAAATCCTTGGTCGCTATTTTGTACATTATTTACCAATTCTAATCTTGTTTTATTTTCTGTAATCTTAGCACACCAACCTTTCATGTTGCAGTTGATGTAGTCGTTATCGTCAAGTCCCCCTCCATGTCTAGCAATAAGAGGCACTAATTTTCTATTTCCGTTTGCAGGTCCGTCTTCCGCTATTTCTTCGTCGCTTTTCCTTTTAAAGATCGTAAAGTTAGAACATAGCCAAATAATTCTATCAGAACCGCTTGCAGAATCTGTACTTTCTTTGGTTATGCCGTCTCTATTTAACTGGATGAACGCCACTATCGGAACTTTATATTTGACTGCAAAATTATGCAACTGCGTCATCATAAAGCCAAGAACTTGATACTCCTTCAAGTCTTGAGTCATTCCACTAGTATCCATCAATTTCAAATAGTCGTAAAATATTACGCATTCTTTTGCTGTTCCATCATCATTAAGTCCAACCTCTTTAACAAGCCATCTTTTCATAATACTAATTTGATCTTCAAACGGTTTCCCAGCAATAGTCTTGTAGTATAAGTTAGTATTCTGTAGTTTTTTCACAGCTTGCTGAATTTTTGTGTATTTATCTGGATTCTCAGAAAATTGTCCAGTTTCGATCTGATTAATCTCTGTTTCTGTCATCATAGCAAGAACTCTATGAATATGATCTTCTTTAGACATTTCCGTATCCATATTTAATACGGGGATGCCTTTAGAAGCTATGTGATAACCCATATTATCAGACAGTAACGTTTTACCGGTCTTTGGTCTTGCTCCGATTACATTGACAGTACCCTTTCTTAATCCCCCGCCAATTGCTTGGTCATAAATTGGAAAACCAGTAGGAATACCAATTTGGTCTATAGGATTCTCTTCAAGTTCCTTAATGTATTCCTCCAGATTATTTGCTATATGATGAGGAGCATCTTCACTATCATTCAGCAGATTGGTGAAGTTGAATACGGTGTCTTCTGCAATTCCTAAAATACTGCCGATAGGTTCTGTACCATTAATTTCCAGTAATTTATCTTGAGCTAGTTCTAGTTGTTTTCTTAAAAGTCTCGTAATTTCTAGTTTTCTGAATTTAGCGGCGAATTTCCTGATGTTTTTAAGGCTCACAGGAAAATCCATGATTGCTCTAAGATGCTGTGCTTCTTCTTTTTTTTCTAGAATATTGACAACGTTAAGTTCCTGAGCAACAGAGTATATCGAAGCAATATCTATTTGCGAATTGCTTTCGCATAACTTTTTCAAGCATTTATAGATTACTACATTACTATCTACAGTAAACGTATTTTCGTTAATGATGTCTGATATTTCCATATAGGCAGTATCGCCATATGTAAAAATACCAGCCAAAACGGCTCTTTCTGCCGAAGTATCCGCTAAAATCATACTATACTGCCTCTTCTAGCCTGCTGATGTTGAGCACTTGTTGCATTTGTATCGTTCCTTTGATTCAATATAATTAGAATTGACTTGTTCTTCCTTACCACACACTCTACATCTTACACTAACAGAGTTGAATTGTCTAGTCCTTTCTGTAGGTGGACGCACATTTAATTTTTTATCTATCAAAGTATCTTCTTTATGCATATGTCTTTCTGGCATAGTAAGAAATTTATTGACTATTTTATTTTTGTTATTATCTGTTTTCTGTTTTGTTCTTATTGCTCTTTTTCTTTTGGGTTTTACCTGTTTTTCTGGCTCATTATCCTCTAAGCCCTTTTGTAAGATAGCTATTAATGCCATAATATCTTCTTTATCAAGTCCCATTTTTCACCTTGTTCCTTTGTATAGAAAGTAAAATATCTGAAAGATTTTTGATATTGTTTGCTAAATATCCAAGCCTGTCCATTCTTTGTTTTGCATATTTTTTTATTCGATTTAGAGCAAACGCTTTTTCGTTTCCGATAATTGCTTGATAACTTTTTTCTACATAGCCGTATCCTTTATAATTATTTATATCGTTAGCTATAATCTCTTTTATCGTCTCTTCTGCCCAATTATGTCGTGCCTGTTCTCTATTGATAGTTCTTTGAATATGAAAAGCGAACTGACCCAATCTCATTGAAATCTGAGCACAATCTTCTGGACTAAGTTTTTCAATAACGTTTCTATTCATAGTAAGGTATTCTTGTAGTTCAATCTCTTGAAAAGCACTTTCAGAATAGACAGGCATACCAATACCTTTTTCGTATTCGTCAAGGATGTCATCCCAGTATTTGACTTCGTCTTTACTCTTCATGCAGAATGTTCCTCCAATTTTCATCTGTTTCATCGAACGGAAATACTATGTGTTTAATTCCATTTTGCTCGCACCATTCTTTTTTCTCGATATCTCTTTTCTTTGCTTTTGTAAAAGAAACCAAGTTAGTATGATAGAAAGGAATAAACCTATAGTGTTGTTCTCCATGTACTTCTACGCAGATCTTTTTTAAAGGCAGATAAAAATCCATGTATAGAGTAACACCTTTTCTCAAAGGCATAGAAACTTCTTCCAGAATTTGTAAGGTTGGATATTCTTCTTTAAGCAGCATTCTTGCTCGTAGATGCAGCTCCGACTTATTTGCTGCTCCATAAGCAACATTACCAGTTAGCAACCAGTTGTGGTTATTTCCGTCTAAATCTTTTATTAGCATTTTACACCCATCATCTCCTTAACCTGTTTTAGTAAATCCTCATAAACTTCTGGATTGTCAGCGATGTATTTTTTAACTTTCTCAATCCCTTGAAACTTGGGCTTGTCTTCTAAATGAGTCAGCGTAAACCAAGCTCCAGCCTTGTTGATGATACCAAAATCAGATGCTAGTTGGGCTATCTCTGTATACTTATCAATCCCCTGACCATAACGAATGTAACTTGTCATGCTCGCACCAGGAGCGCCCAATGCAGAGCATACTACTTGCCATTCTACTTCTTGTCCAACAGGTGTTGTATCGCTTCCTATGGTCCAAGGACTAAACTTCTTTGCTCTAAGTTTAATGTCGGTTTGATAAGCAATTGCTTGACCAGATTTTTCCTTAAATTCTGCTCCATAGCCAGTTGGATTGCCCATTAAATGAGTAATACCAATAACAATATTTTTATTAACAGGAATAACATTTGCTACCTTTCTACAAAATTTAGCCAAAAGTTTTGCTCCATCTGCACGCTGCATTTTACTCATATCACTTGTAATTTCTGCTTCTGTACATAGAGCAGAATAACTGTCGATAATTACGACTGAACCAGGAACTTCATTGATAATCTTTTCAGCAATTTGTAGATACTCTTCTGCATGTAGGATCTTTCCTTGCTGAGATCCTATAACATGGAATTTCTCGGGTTTTAGATGTGGTATTCCTTCTAGGTCTCTTTTCTTTAATCTACCTTCAATATTTAGGTAGTACACTTCTCTTCCATCTTTAAAAGAATCCTGTCCATATTTTGGGTCTTGTGCTGTGGCAGCAAGGTAAAGCGAAGTGGTTGTTTTGCCGCATTTGGGTTGTCCTGTTAGAACAACAAAACTTCCTTCTGGAACTCCCCCATTTAATAAAATATCTAATACAGGACTTACTGGGATCACCATATTGTTGGTGTCAATAATGGAGTTCCCGCTTAAAATTATATTGTCTCCAAAAGTTTTAGTGATATCTTTTTCTATACTACTCATCGTCTAAGTCCTTAAGTTTTGAAATTATGTTTTTATTTGTGGTCTTTTTGGCAAATTTAATATCTGTTTTACGTTTGTATGACTTGGTCAATTCTTGATTTTCTGAGTCAATGATTTTCTCATGTCTCTCTATGATAGGAATCAGAAAAGGAGCACGAAGAGAATAAATCTTGTTGGCTTCTTTATCTTTCAGTGCTCTGATAATAGCATTAACTGGGTACTTCTTAATTAATTGATTCGCCGTTCCTATTTGATTCCTAAAGAATGTAGACCATTTCTTGCTTACCCAAAACCTGAAATGTAAATCTTCCTTATTATTCTTTGCTTTTTTTTCACATATTATTTCTGTGATATATTGAGCAGGAGAGACTTCCTTACCATTGGAGTACTTAGAGATATATTTGTTATTCATCTTTCAATAATGCGAATACAATCTTTCCATCTGGGATTTAGATTAGACGTTTGATTTTTCTTAGCTTCGTCATTATATTGCGAAGCTGCTTCTGTCATTATACTAACGTTATTTGCACCCTTAGCACTAGTTTTCCTAATCATAAGGTCATGAGATTTTGATTTTCTCTTTGCTTTATTTGTAGTCGCTGGATCATTAATCAAATTTTCTACATCTTTTTCATCTATTTGTAGTTCTTTAGAGATGTTTTTAATCGACATTTTCATTACATTATGCAAATACATTACAGCATATTCTGTTTGCTTCTTCGTTGATTCAACTTTTTTAGATGTCGTCTTTTTCTTTGCCATTATGCCATCTCCCTTTGTGCGTTATTTAACCATGCAATATTTCTGCTTTTCAAGAAATTTAAATATAAATCAAATACTCTCATATTGACTTCCTTAAAGTCCCATTCTTTTCTTCCTATTTTAGATAGAAATTTATTTTCTTTTCCTTCACTATGTAGTCCTATTGGATTAAAAATTTTCCCATACGCCCCAATCTTGATAAAATATCTAGTCCTGTTGTTAACAGTGATAGAGCGAGCAAGGGCTTTGTTCTCTTCTGTTCTAGGTTTATCTTCTTCGTCTATATAGTCATGATTCCCAAGTATCGTATAGTATTTTGTGTCTATACTAGACTTTTCTTTCGTCGGATTTAGGATTTTGCGAATATCTCTTTCCATATTTTTCTCCTGTTAGTTTGGCCATATTGTTTTTGGTGGCTTTTTAATTCGTGACATACCTTTTGGTAATGCTTTATCTGAAACTTGTTCCTTATAGGAGTTGTGCTTATGATAAAGATGACGCTTTTGATCTTCGCTCATTCTATCTCTATTTCTGTTGGCTAAGTCTCCAACAGTCTTAAGCTCTGAATCTGATTTTTTTACATTGCCGTTGATCGTTAAACAATCTTCAACGTATCTCCTACATGTTTTTTTAGATCCGCAATCACATTTAGGGTGCTCTTTATATTCTGAGATACTACAAATGAGGCTAAATATAGACTCACAATTATTACATTCATAAGTATATTCTGGCATATCAATATTCCGGTAGGTAGATTTTCCATTCCTCTGGGATTTCATTTATAGTAGACAGATGTTCGTATATCGGCAAGTATCTCAATCTTCTTTCTGGTCTTACGGGATTTTTACTGAGAGGCATATTTGCTTGCTTAGGCGTTCTATTTCCTTTTTTATTATTACAAGATACACAAGCCGTAACTATATTTGTCCAGCATGTTGATGTTGTATTATATGGCCATACTGATTTTGGTATCACATGATCATACGTTAAGTCTTTATATTCGAATTTTTTATTGCAATATTGACATGTATAATCGTCTCTAATAAAAATATTTTTCCTAGAAAATACCACCCTATCATTGTGAACATGAAAATATCTTTTAGTTTTTGTAATGGCTGGAATAGGAAATTTTTTATTTGCAACACCTAAAATATGATCATTCTTATAAAAATCTAAAATATCAATACCATAATTGCTATTATTTTCATATTTAAAATACCAAACAATCGCTCTTTTCCAGCTAATTAACGTAATAGGTGTGTAGTCTACATTTAGCAGAAGACATCTCTTATGTTTTATTTTCATATTGTTCGATCTTATCTAGTATTCTACCGATTATGGGATTTCTAATTATATCGCAAGATTCTAAAAATGCAATACCTACCCCATCTACATCGTTTAAAATATCAATTAGATCTAAGAAACCACCACGAAGATGTCTCGGCAGATCGGATTGTCCAACATCTCCTGTTAAAATCATTTTACTTTCATTGCCAATTCTAGTTATAAGCATCTTTAATTGTTCATAACCAGCATTTTGGCATTCATCAGCAACTATAAAAGCATCATGAAAATTACGACCTCTCATTAATGCTAATGGTACTATTTCGATTTTGTTTTCATTTTTTAAACGAACATAATCTGACATACTAATAAAATAACTAATTTCGTCTAAAATAGGCAATAAATAAGGATGCAGTTTTTCTTCTGCTGTTCCAGGTAGGAAACCTAATCTTTCTCCGGCTTCTACTACCGGCCTTGTAATGATAATTTTATTTACTTTGTCGTCTAGCAACCATTCTAATGCCATGCCTATAGCTATATGGGTTTTACCAGAACCAGCTAGTCCCTGACAAAATACTACATCATTTTCTATCATTGATCTAATAAAAGATTTTTGATTATCAGTTCTAGGTTTCAGTCTATTTTTAAAATGAATATCATGAACTTCTGGAATAATATCTTTAGTAATATCAATAAACTTTGGCTTTTGAACCTTCGATGGTCTTTTTTTTCTCAAGATAGTACCTCGTTTCATAGTAGTTAAATTAGGCAAGCACCACCAGCACAACTAATTTCTTCTATTCCCGTGGTATTATCCTCTGACTCAGATAGTTGTGTATAATCGACTTTTTTGAAACCGTCTTTAAGATCGCAATAAATCTTCCAATTATAAACATCTTTCATACAGTATGTTAATCTTTTAACATCTCCTTCAAAATATTTTCCAGCAAAGTTTTTCATTTTTGTAACAAATCTAAGCTTGTTTTCATCGTCTCCATCTTTAAATTGATTTAATGTAACATAATCACAAGCAGCCCATAGATTTTTATTAAAGTTTTGTAGAGCTAGTTCTATGAGTCCTGAACACCATAGAGAAGCATCGCCGTATTCTTTCACAATCTCTCGGCAAGTATAAACAGTAGTAAAAGGAGCCTGCGGATAGTCCTTATCTCCACTCTGAGGTATAAGGCTGATACCGGCATAATATTGACGGTTCTTATAAATAAACTTTGTTACATCCTGCCATTCGTCTGGCTTGACTGTTACAGTATTGCTGACATTATGACTTAGGAATTGTTGTGTACAAAGTTCTTTATTCTTTCCAGAATTAACCCATTGGATTTGTGTATTCTTAACAACTGCCAACATATCAACCGCAGGAAGTTGATTTTTAAGTTTAGATCCATCTGGTACTTCAATGGGAAACTTAATTACTTCATCAGTATCATTTGCAGACCATGAACTTCTTTCACATGCTTGTGGGTTATAACTTCTGAAATATTCATATGGTGCTTCAAGAACATTCGCTTGTACATGACGAATGTATCTTTTTGCATGGTGTGGATGAATGCCGGAACTCGTACCAAGCATAGAGCTTGATGTTCCTTCTGGCTTTAAGCAAGTGACTCTTGCAGCCTGATTAATCTTTATCTTTTGTGCTAATTCTTGATTTGTTTTTACGGCAATTTTAGCACCATTTTTTAGCGTCTTTTCTGAAAGCACAAGATCAGGCTTTTCCATAATTCCTGTAAGACTAACACCCA